GACCGTAACCCTCAATTTCACAGCTGGCGCGCCTCCGCCGCCCAGCACAGGCGCTCGCGATCCCGCACCGGATCCGAGCGCACCTCGAACACTTGCCCGTCGATCTCGAAGGTATCCCCCGCCTCGAGCACCGGCACCTCGGACACGCGCACGTCGATAAAGACCGTGTCCGTCACGTACCGGCCCTCTCCCCAATCGGCCATCCGGTCCGGCGCGCGGAAGATGACGCGCACCAGCGTGCCCGCGCCATTGCCGCCGGCGCGATAAATCGCGTCCGTCGCGACATTCGGATCCGCGAAAATCGCATTGATGCCGGCGGCAAAGGCATTCATGACAGCCCCCAATTAGGCGGTTGCCGGATCCCCGGCGGTGCCGAGACCGCCAACGCCATTAAGGCGGACCTTGCCGACCGTCTCCGTGGCGCTATTGCCCACCGCCTCAACGGCGATGCCGAGCAGGACATTGTCCTCGGGATCGGTCGTGCACTGCTTGTTGCCGGCGTCCCAATAGACGGCCGCGCCAACGGTCCAAGACTGGGAACCGGCCTTCGGCAGAGCGTAGACGCCCGTGAGCTTCACCGGGCCGGACTCCCCATCCTTGATGTCGTTGACCGCAACACCAGCGATGGTGCCGATCACCACCACGTCGCCAGAAGCGACATCAGCGCCGGACGGCGTATATTCGATGACGTCGCCCGCAGAGATGTAATTCTTCATCGGAGTATCTCCTCAAACGTTGCCACGGATCCGGACGGACCCAGAGGCCCGTCCGAGCTTCTCACTGGCGATTACTAGCTGCCGGACGGCGTAGCGCCCGGATTCTTGTAGAGACCGCGCCAATCGATAGCCGCCGCGGCGAAGTCCAGGCGCGCCTTGATCTCGACGCCGTCGACCTCAAACCCGTTGCGGGTCTCCGTGTAGACGCCCTCCTGGCCGTCCAGGTAGGCATACTCCACGGTGTCGACGATGTTCGGATTAGCCGCCAGGAACCACGGCGCATCGCCGCTGGACGGGAACAGGCGGCGCTCCTCGACCACCTGCAGCCGGCCAGCGTAGACGTTGACGTCCTCCGTGCTGCTCGGCGTGGTGGCGGTCAGGATCTTGCGAGCCTCGAGCGCGCGCTGGCCGGGCGGAACGATGATGAACTCCGGCCAGACGTCGATCGGCTCCCCGTCGATGCCCGTCTGCTTGGCGAACGCCTCGAAAGCAGCGGTCAGGCCCGCCTCGTCGATCACCGATGCGCTGCCGGAATTGCCGTGATCCGCACTGAACAGCTGCTTGCCATCCGACATCGTCGGATTGTTGAGGAGGATGGCATAGACCACGTCGCCCTCGAGCTGCGCAGCGCGGGCGCCGAAAGCGGACGCAACCCGCGTGAACGCGCCCAGATCGTCGTTGATGAGCATCTGGCGCGTGAAGGCAACGATCTTGCCGTAGGTGGCCAGCGCGTAGGTTTCCTTCGCCTCGCCGAAGGTGCCGTACTTGAACTCAGCACCCTCGAGCACCTTCTCGAGCGCCGGCGCGGTGCCAACCTGCACGCGGTCGACCGGACGGAAGTCCGTGAGCGTGACGCGGCGCGCCCAGGCCGTGAAGGTCCGCGGCGTGGTCTCATAGGCCCGACGCAGCGTAATGTTGCCGACATTCGCCAGCACCGCCGGGAAGTCGCCCGTGGCGTGATAGCCAGCGGAGCGCACCTGCACCTGGCCCAGCGCCTTCTCGGCGATCTCCATGCGGCCCATGCCGCGCGTGTTGACGCCCGAGCGCTCGAGAGCCTGCCGCGCCAGCTCCATCAGCGACATGCCGCGGAACTCGCGGGCATCGTTGGTCAGCTCGACGCCCGGCGTGCCAGCGCGATGCAGGAGCGCATTCGTGAGCGCGTTCCGGTACTCCACGCCCGAGCGCTCCTCGCGTGCCATCGCCGGCACGGGCTCGGCCCGGCGGCCGCCCAGCGGATCCCGCTCGGCGATCTTGTCGAGGATGGCCGCGCGCGCCTGCTCGACGCTCACGCCGCGCTGGATGAGATCGTCGCGGAACGCATCGTCGAGCCCATGACGGGCGCAGAGCTGCGTAATCGTGGTAACGCGGGCGCGCTCCTCGGCGCGGACCGCCTCGGCATCAACGGCCGGCTTCTCCGCCGGCGATGGGGCCGCAGTTGCCGCCGGCGCGGTGCGGACCTCATGAGCCGCATCCTCGCGGCGCTCGACCTCGGCCGCCGCCACAGTATCCTTTTCCATCGTCTGCTTCCCTTTGCTTTGAGCCGCGGCGGGCGCGGCGCCATCGTCCTGCCGGATCAGGACACACGGATTGAGCGCAGGCTGCCCGCCATTCGTGGCGGCACGCACAGACGCTCCCGGATCGGCCGGAATGGGCACGGCCGAAATTTCCAGAGGCTCCCAATCGACAGCGCGCCACAGCTCGCGCTGCCCCTCCCGCTTCTCGATCTCGTACTTGTGGACCCGGTAGCCGACCGACACGAAGCGCAGCGACTTCTCGAGGATGCGCTGCACGATGCCCTGCGCGTCTTCCGCGCTGGTCAGCTGGATCGTGGCGTAGCCCTTGCCGCCCTCGAGGCGGACTGAGCCAGGCACCACCGAGCCGATCACGGCATTCGCGTCATAGGCCCAATGGGCATTGAGGAACGGCGCACCGGCGTTGAGCCGCTCGAGGCGCACCGCATTCTCCGAGACCACCAGCTCCTCGTCGTACTCGACGCGCGTATCCCAGCCTTCCCAGCGCACCCGCTGCACGGTCGCCCCAGTGGTCCAGACCACCTCAACGGTGCGCTTTTCCACGTCGACCGATTCAGCGCGCACCTCGGCGGCCCGCCCCAGCATGGGCAGGTCCATCATCTTCTGAGACATGTCCGCAGACCCCTATTCTTCGCCGCCGTCCCGCGGCGTGCCTTCGCCGGCGTCGTCCTCGACCGCCAGCGGATCCTTCTGCTGGGCGAAGCCCTGCTCCGTGACGCGGCGCGGATCGGATACGACCGCCAGACCGAGGCGTCCGGCCTCCCGCAGATACTCCGCCTGCTCCTCGAGCACGGCGCGCCAATCGTAACCGCGCTTCGCCGCCATCTCCTGCGCGGAGACAAAGCCGGCGCGCACCTCGAGCAGATCGGCCTGCGCGTCCTGCCAGGGATTGACGCTCTCAAACCGCGGCGGCGACCACTCCGCCGGAACATCCGCGGTCGGAATGAGCCCCGCCGTATAAGCCGCCTCGATGAACCAGCCCCAGATTCGATCAAGCAGCATCGGGATGACCGTCATCCACTGCACCTGCTCGACCATCCGGCGGAACTCGTTGAGCCCGACCCGGCTCGAGCTGAAATTCGCCTGTGACAGGTCGCCGGTCATCAGCACATAAGGCACGCGGAAGCCCGCCGCGATGATATGCATCTGCACGAGGTTCCACTCGCGGATGCCCGGCGTGGAGGCCGGCTGGTGGAACTTTATGTCCTTGCCGCCGCGGGCATAGGCGATAAGTCCGGGCTCGAACCGCTCGATGCGCCGGTCGGAACTATCCACCACCTCCGGCGTGACGCCCATCTGCTCCTCGTCGTCGCCGATCACGACGCCGACCAGGCACGCCTCCGTCTTTTTGCGGACCATCTCGGCGACCTGCCAGTCCGCCAGATCCCGGAGCGCCGTCATTGCCGGCGCGCCCCACGGAACGCCACGCGACTGCACGCGCTGGCGCTCGAAAAGATGCGCAACCATGTCCGCCGGCACGCGGACCGATTCATTCCGCGGCGAGAGCATGAGCAGCCGGTCGCCGGGATGCTCCGGGAACATCCAGTAGGCAACCCGCTTGCCGCTGGCGTCGTACTCGATCCCCTGCTTGATCCGCCGGCCGCTCGTCTCCTCGAGCCACTTCGAGTCGTCGAGGTGATCGGCCTCCCGGATCTCGATCTGGAGCGGCACGCCGCCAGCGGCCTCGGCCGCCCGCAACGGCCGCCGCACCGCGAAAACCTCGCCGCCCTCGATCATTTCCCGGACGGCAAGCACCTGCAGCCCGTAGAAATCCGTATGCCCATGGGCATCGCAGCGGCGCGACCAGCGCTCGAACAGCTTGTCCACCCGCCTGTTCAGCGCCTTGTTGCCGGACGCGGCCCGCGGGCGGATGCCATAGCCGACGATATTGTTGACGAGCACCTGCACCGCCTGGGCGGCCAGCGCGTTGTTGCGCACGAGATCCCGCATGCGGTCGCGCAGGACGGCCCCAGCGGCCGCGATCTCGGCATCCGCCGCCGTGCTCGCGGTGCGCCAGCCATCCGTGAGACGCCCACGATCCGCCCCCTCATAGGCCCGGCGGAGATTGGCGATCGCCACGCGCGCAGCATAACGGCGCGCCGCCACGCGCGGCGCGACAGACGCCAGGGCGCGATCCATCAGCCCCCAGCGGATCCCGCCGGAGGATTTGGCTGCAGCCTTCGCCATCGTGGATCAGCCCCTCGAAAACCGGACGTAGCCCACCATCGGGCGCTTGTCCTTGCCGCCTTCCGCAGCGGCCAGCTCCGCTTCGATGGTGGCGATGATTTCCTTCATTTCCCTGAGCGACCGATAGGTAACCCGTTTCCCGTCATAGTCGACGGTGAGCGTGCCCGAGGCGAAAGCCTCCTTGATCGCATTCAGCTGCGCTTGCGTATACGCCATCAGAACCAGCTCCCTCTCGGCCTGCTGCCGAACCAGGACGACTCCCGGCGCGGCTTGGCTGGCGGCGCCGGCCTGTTCGGAACGCCTGCGGGCAGCTCGTCCTTCCGGCCGGCATCAATCTGCGCTTCCAATTCTTCCCACCGCCGGTCATCCCAGCGGTCGATCCCCATGAGCCAGGCGGCCGCCCGAGCGTAGACACGGCAGTCCAGCGCCTCGTTGCGCTCGCGGATCTTCTGCCATTCGAGCTTTTGGAAGCCCTGCCTGGTCTTGACCGTGACCAGCTGCTCGGCGGTCAGCTGCTTGAGCCATTCCGCCGTCACGCCGCCGCGCGGAATATGGATATATCCCGCCGGATAGCCCGAGCCCTCCGCCAGCTCCTCGTCGGTCGGGCGCGAGAGGCGAAGGAAGCGATACGTCTCCGATTTGAAAACCGCGCCCGACACGTTCCACAGCTGCACGCCGCGCTTGATCTTCCGCCCGCCCTCCGACACGTCGACGTAAGACGGGCCGTCCACCGGCATGGAGCGGTCGAAACCGCCGCGGCCCTTGACCGCGATCACCTGCCCGCGCCCCATGCGGCGAACCCAGCTGTAAATGGCGTCCGTATGCATGCCGTCGCCGGTGTCGACGGCAAGCCGCGCCAGCTGCAGCTCAGCCCCCGAGGCATGCGGCCACGTGCGCCCGAGCAGCTCCGTGAGATCCTGCCAGACTTCCGGCCGGGCCACGTCGCCATCGAGCACGATATGGTCGACCAGCCAGGACTCGAGGTTTCGGCCCCAGCCCCAGACGTCGACCTCGATGCGGTCCCGCTGCACGTCCGCGCCAGCGGTGAGCAGCAGCACGCCCTCGGGCGCCTGCCCCAGATTCCAGTCCTCCCGGCGCTCGTAGAGGCGCTCCCAATCCGGCGCCTCGCCCTTTTCCTGCCAGGTCTCGCCCAGGACCGTGTTTTTCAGCGTCTTGAGCGCCGCATCATTGCCCTGCGCCGCCTCCCACTGCCTGGCGATATCCTCCCAGGACAGCCAGCCGAGCGGAGAGTAGAGGCCCGAGATGTGAAAGCCGACCACGCCCGCCTTGCGGGCCGCGGCCACCACGTCCTCCGGCGCCGTGGCGATCCACTGCGCGCCGTTCGCCTCGTCCATCATCCACGTCTTGTGACGCTCGTGGATTTCCGCCTCGCAGTGCTCGCAGACGTAGCACACCGTCTCAGGCCGGCCCCATTCCCAGTGCAGCCGCTCGAATTTGAGCCACTGCAGCCCGCCGCAATGCGGGCAGGGCACGTGATAGCGCTGCTGGTCGCTCAACTCGAACTCCCGCTCGATCCGGGATAGCCCCTTTATCGTCGGCGTCGAGGCGAGAAAGATCTTCGCCCGATGCCCGAACGAGATGGTGCGGGCTTCCGCGAGACCTATCGGATCACCCTCCCCGTCGACGTCGCCGGGATACGCATCCACCTCGTCCAGAAACACCCAGCGCGCCGGCATGGAGCGCAGGCCCACCGCGCTATTTGCGCCGGTCAGCACCAGCTGCCCGCCCGGAAAGCGCTTTGCGAAAACCGTATTGCCGGAATCCCTCGAGCGCGACGGCCGCACCAGCGCCCGCAGCACCGGCGAATCCTCGATCAGCGGCTCGATGCGCTGCTGAGAGAGGCGCTTTGCCAGGTCGACGGTTGGCTGCACCGCCAAAAACGGCCCCGGCGCCCGATGCATGACGAACCCGACCCAGTTATTGCCCGCCTCGGTCGCGCCGACCTGCGCCGCCTTCATGAAAACGACGCGCCGCGCCGGATGCGACGGCGAGAGCGCGTCCATGATGCCGCGCATGTATGGCGTCCGCGCCGTCCGATACGGGCCGGCCTCCGAGGCCCCGCGAGACGACAGGATCCGGTGCCGGTCAGCCCATTGAGAGACGGTGAGCGCCGGATCCGGAGCGAGACCCGCCAGCCATGCCCGGCGGATTTCCTCAGCGCCGTCATACTCAACGAAGCTCAATCTTGACCTCGGCCAACTCCGCGAGGTGCTGGCGAAGATACTTGTCCAGCACCTGCTCCATGGCGTGAGCGTCGACGCCCAGCTCTGCCGCCATATTCGCCGCCACACGAGGCGGCCAATTCAGCCACGAATCCCGCTCGCGGCGCGCCAGGTCGAACACATGCGCCGTCGCCTTGGCGCGGTCGACCAGCTCGCCCTTCATCTTCTGCAGCCGGACCCGCGCCGTCTGCGCTTTCAGGATCTCGTTTGCCATCCGCGCACGGAGAAACGAGACCTGCCCGCCGCCGCCGTCGCCGGGCACCTCGCCAGTGTCCCGGAGCGTGTCATTGACGGCATCGATGGCCGCCTGCGGAACCGGCTTCATCGCCGGCCGCGGCTTTGCCTCCTCTGCGGCTTCCGCCGTTCCGCCAGCATCCGCCTCGAGCCCGAGCTGCCTGGCATGCTTGCCGCGCTGCTTCGCCGGATCCGTATGCGCATCCCACTGCGCATCCGCCTTGACGGGATCGATGGTCCCGTCCGGCTCGAGCGTGATGCGCCCCGTGGCGATCGCCTTTCGCACCGCCGCCTCAGAGACGCCACGGTGCGCCGCATATGCCCGCCGTGACAGCCCCATAAGCGACCCTCAGACCCCCCGAATTAACCCGTCAAAACCCTGATTTTCCTCGCATTTTTGCGATTTTTCGCTTGCTGTCATCGCAAATCTGCGATACATAGAAATTAGTCAGAACACGGAGGACCCCAGCAATGACCAACAGCACTGTCGCAGAACGCATCGACCTCAAGGCCGGCATTCATGAAATCGTTGCCTTCCGCTTGGAAGGAAGCGCCAAGTGGCACGTCGCCAAGTGGAACGACCGCGAATGCCGATATGAATTCTTCACCCGCCACCCCAGCCAGCGCCCCACGACTTGCATATGGGGCCGGACGTTGCCAGCCCTCGCCAGCGAGGGGATCCCGGCTTTTACGAAGCAGACCGCTCTCCGCCGCGCTAATGCTGGCATCTATTGGGAGCGATAGAGGCCACCATGCTTCACGACATCGCGAGCATGATCGCCATCATGCTTTTCACCGCCGGCGCCGCGATGGCCGCCATCGCCCTCGCGCCGGCCCAGCTTCCGGTGTGACGCCATGACCGCCGACGATTTCAACGCCGCCATCGCCCAGCTCGGCATTTCCCGTGCCGAGCTTTGTCGCCGCCTTGGTCTCTCGCTCAACACCGGCACGGCATACGCCAACGGCAGAGCCGCGATCCCGACTTACATCGCCTTGGCGATTTCGGCCCTGCTGGCCGGGCTGCCGCCCTACGGCAGCGAGCCCGAGAAATCGGCTCCCCG